CTATTGCTTGACGAGGACGGGGCTGACGAGGATTCTCGCTACATTGTCGCAGGAGTGCGAGGTAAGCACCACTTAACTCAAGAAACTGACGTGAAAACGATTGATACGAGCGCGGTCAAAACTTTGGTTAACGGCAGTATCGCCAGCTTTTACGGGTTTGATTTTAAATTTATCGGGAATAACGGAGAGGAAGGCGGGCTGCCTTTGGCTACTAATGACCGAACAAACTTTGCGTATGCTAAAAGCGCGGTAGGTTATGTAATGAACCGAGACTTTACAATGCGCGTAGAATATAATGCAAATATTATATCTGACGAGATTGTTATGTATTTTTCGGCGGAAGCTGGCGTTATCGATCAGTTAGGTGTCGTTAAGATTACTACTGACGAGTCATAAGGAGGACAGGTAAATGGCATTTGATATTAATTCATTTAAAGCAATAACTCAATACGGACAGGAGACTCCCGATTTGTTTATTTACAGCTCGCCCGATGCGTTGTCTGTAATTCGAGCAGCCGGGTATTTTAATGATCGGTCCGTAAACTTGAAAGTGAACGACATAATTCTTGTTGTGTCTTCAACTGGCGGAACCCCGGTTCACAGTTTTAATGTTGTTAACAGCAACACTGGCGGCGTCGTTGACGTAACCAATGGGCTTGTTATCACAGCTACTGACTCAGACTAGAGCTTATGACGCTTACAAAAGTTAGCTTGTGCACCGCTGCGTTACTCTTAATTGGAGCCGACGAGATCACGTCGTTTTCAGACAGTACGCGCGAGGCTAAACTATGTAAAGCGTTGTATGACACGACTAAGGATGGCTTGTTACAGAGCCATCCTTGGCGGTTTGCGATTAACCAAGTTGAGCTTAATAAATTAGCGGCCGCTCCGCTATATGGGTTTTCTTCGGCGTTTCAATTGCCAGCTAACTATTTACGGTTGGTTAAGAAGAACCCAGCTACGTTAGACTACGAAATTCACGAGGATAAAATATACTGTAACGCAACGGCATTGAAAATTACGTATGCGTTCGCCCCGCCAGAAAATAAGTTCCCGGCCTATTTTGCCCGTGCGCTTGAGTTTGCTATGGCTCGACTATTGGCGATTGCGTTACAAGAAGACTCCGATAAAGCGATGGTCTATGGCAATCTATTAAAACAGCAATTGATTGACGCTAAGTTAATAGATTCTCAAAACTCAGGGGGCACGGGAACGTCACCGGGAACGCAAAGTTATCTTGCGGTTAGGAGCTAATGGCTCGTAAAACAAAACTTATAGCCGCACAACGATCGTTCGTGGGGGGCGAGATTAGCCCTACGTCAATAATGGATATTCGGCGGGAGCGGTATTCGGATTCGGCTAAGCAATTGAGGAACGTGTACGTAAGCCCCGAGGGGTATGCGTTTCGACGGGAAGGACTAGAGTATGTTGCTGCCACAACGTCGAACCAAGAAGCTCGTTTAATTAATTTTGAGTTTAACAACATTCAAACATATTTGTTGGTGTTTACGGCTGGCGAGTTCAAAGTGTATAAAGATGATGTTTTGCAAGCGACGGTTAGCAGCGCGCCAATATCTACGCTAACCGTATCGCAAATAAGAGAGATGGATTTTACGCAATCAGCGGACACTTTAATTTTAGTGCACCCGGATGTTGCGCCGATTCAAATTCAGCGAACGTCGCATACAGCATGGACAGCGGCTTACATTACGTTTGAGCACATTCCGGTGTATGCGTTTACTGGCGTGACCGTGACGGAGCCCGCAACCAATCATTTAACGTTAGCTTCGGTTAGCGGGCGAGACGTTACCGCAACTTCTACGCACAATGTATTTAGCGCAAGCAGCGTTAACCAGTACATAATTGGGAAGAAAGGCGGCATATTGTTTATTACGCAATATGTCAGCGCAACCCAAGTTATTGGGGATGTTCACGTTGATTTTCCGGGTACGTCGATTGACGCGGGCGAGTGGGAGTACGAGTCGGGGTACGAACCGGCATGGAGCGCAAGTCGTGGGTGGCCGGTTAGTTTAACATTTTATCAATCGCGGCTGTGGTTTGGTGGAAGCAAATCGCGTCCACAAACGCTTTGGGGGTCTAAGGTTAGTTATTTTTACAACTTTGATCTTAATGGGAGTAATGCTGCCGACGCGATTGATGTGACTTTGGATAGTGACGAGCTTAATGCGATTCAGCGAGTGTACCCGGGGCGGACGTTTCAAATTTTTACTACGGCGGGCGAATACTACATACCGAACCGAGATACCGAGCCGATTACGCCAGAGAACATATCGGTGTTACCGGCGACTGGCCATGGGGCTAGTGCCGTTACGCCGGTGTCGGTGGATGGCGCAACGATTTTTGTTCAAAACAATGGTCGTGTTATCCGAGAGTTTGTATACAACGATGTTGAAAAAAGTTATAATGCGGCCAACGTTTCGATATATTCGTCGCATTTGATTAACGCTTCTCGGAGTTTGGTCGTAAGAAAAGCGACTAGTACGGTGCCTGCCGATTTTGTTTATCTGTTAAATACCGACGGAACGATTGCGGTATTTAGTGCATTGCGTTCGGTTGGGCTGGCAGCATGGAGTTTGTTCACAACTGAGGGTGAATTTGAAGATGTCACGGTCGTTAATGAAGTTGTCTATGTCGTGGTTAAACGTACCATTAACGGGGGCACAGTACGGTACATTGAGAAGTTTAACGAGGCTGCGTATATGGACGCGTCTAAACTTTCAACTAGCGGCTCGCCTACGGATACGTGGACCGGCTACGGGCATTTAGATGGGGAGACGGTTAAGGTGCGGGGAGACGATTACATTTTACAAAACGTCACGATTGCTAGTGGTAATTTTACAAGTTCCCAAAAAGTTAGTGCTATTGAAGCCGGTATTAATTTTTCAGCGAGCATTGAGACGTTGCCGATTGATGTGGATCTTGGCGGCTATTCAATGGCTGGCCAATACCGGCGGCTAGTTAGTGCTCAGATTCGGTTGCACAATTCTAGGAACATATCTGTAAAATTTTTAAATAACACCTACCTACCGGCGTTTCGACAGTTTGGCGATTTACTAGACTCGCCCATTCAAACTTTTTCTGGGTATAAAAAAGTGTATTTAAACGGTGTCGATCGAGAGCCAACGATAACTATTACCCAAACTGAACCTTTGGAGTTTATTGTATTAGGGACCCTAGTTGAGGTAAAATAGGAGTAATTATGGCAGTACCATTCGTAGCAATTATAGCAGCAATATCAGCGTACTCGGTGTATAGCCAGTCGCAAGCGCAAGCAAACATGGCTCAGTTTCAAAAACGACAATCTGAATTGCAAGCAAAACAATTGGCACTACAAGTACAGGCGGAGAAAACGCAAGCGGCGGAAGACGAGCTACAACGGCAGCAACAATTGCGAGAAGTTATGTCGGCACAACAAGCGGCGTTCGGATCGGCTGGGGTATCTGGCCGGTCATTTGAGGCGTTGCAAACCGCAGACGTCGGTAAAGTAGCGCGGGCAGACCGATTAGGCAAACTGTTTACGTCTACGCGAGAGCTTGGGTTGCGAACAAGCATTGCTCAGGAGCGGGCCCAAGCAAAGCAATATGGGTATGCGGCAGGCGCAGCTCGGACTAGTGGGCTACTGGGGGCACCGTTGGCTGGGCTTACGTCGTATTACGGTATGCGAGGGGGGGCCCGGTGAGTTTAGCTTCTCGAACACCGCGATATGGGGGGCAAGGCGTGTCATTGCGGTCGGCTCCGGTCCAAGCTCCGTCGGTTACACCGGCGGGAATTGCAGGCGCAGAGCAAGCTAAACAGCGTGTACTTGGGTTGGCTAGTTCAACACTTGTGGCGTTTCAGCGTCAAAATCTTATTGCCCAACAAGCCACTGCCGATCTGTATTATACGTCGGCGGCTTCTGAGGTTCAAACAAATGTTGTCCGACTTTTTGATGAAAACCCAAACCCAGATAAGGCCCAAGGTTTAGCAACGGCGTATGTGGACGCGCTAGTTAGCGAAGCTCCCGAGCAATATAGAGCCCGGCTAACTGTAATGAGCAACGCAATTGTTAACCAACAGTTGGTTAAATCCCGTGAGACGTTTAGTAAAAATCTACAATTAGATCAACAAAAAGCAAATGAAAGCCATCATGAACAGCTTGTTGAACGTTTAAAAAATGTCGACGTGTCTACGCCAGAAGGGCAACAATTAACTGCAATTTATTTGGGGGAGCTTGAAGACAGTCGGGAA